GTTCTGAGCGAAGGCCGAGTACTGGTCCACGAGCCGGATGACGGTCGAGGAGAGAACGTCGGGCACGAAGGCCGCACCCGTGGTGCTGCCGGTCGAACCCTGGGCGCGAGACTCGACGCCGTGGTCCTGGCACCACCGCTTGGCCTCAACATCGCCGCTCTTGGCCTTGAACCACATGCCCACCGAGTAGGCGTCCTTGGCGTTTTCAAACGCACGGAGCCGACCCGAGAACGGGACCGCCTCGACGCGGACCTTCTCGCTCCGCTCCTCGGTGGCCTCGGGGGCCGGCGAGCAGCGATCAACCACGCTGCGGAGATTCTTCGCCGAGTCGGCAACCGACTTCTCGAAGTCGATCTTCCGGGCGAGCTTGGCGGCGTCGGCCGTCAGCGTCTCGAGTTCGAGGTCACGCTCAGCGATCTTGTCCGCGTCGCCTTCGATGGCCCGCACGGCGTCGATCCGGTTGGCGAGGGTAACGGCCTCGTCCTGCAGCTTCTTGAGGTTGTCCACTGTGTGATATCTCCGCCGGCGGTATTGCCGATGGAGTTCACGGTCGCACTAGCGGGCATCCCTCTTGCAGAAGCGAACTTCAGAAACTGTTGTTTTCACAAACACCACGCCACGGGCACCGCATCGCGGGCAGCGTAGATACCGCTGCCGCTCGTCACCGCATGGGCGCGAAGAACGGCACCGCAACTTCTCGCCGCACGTGCAGCGGGCGTCAGCCATTGCGAAGCCTCAGAGAAGCAGCCCAGGCGGCGGCGACGCCCCGCAGGGCCGAACGCGAACGATCCGCCTGGGCCGCAGGCTCGGGCGTGGGCTCGGTCTGCGATGCAAGCCACGCTTCGTAGGAACGCTGGGCCACGGTTACGCTGCTGGCAGGGTAGGCAGGCGTGAGCACGACAGACACGTCAACCAAACTCGACACCTCGCGGATTTCCCGCACGGCACCTTGCTCATCACTGGTCCAGCGTTCGCCGGTCCTCATGTCCACGGAGAACGCGAACGAACTGCCACGCAGGTCACGACGGCGGACGAGCTCGAGCGTATCCCGTCCCACCTGCGTATCGGGCGGCGTCACGACGTACCGCAGGCCCTTGTCATCGCTTGAGAGCTCCAGCGTGCCCGACGAAGAGCGGCCCAGGATTAGGTCGCTGTTGTGATTCAACAGGGCGACCACGTCCTGTTTGCCACGCTGGCGATTGAGAATCTTGTCGAACGCACCGGGCAGGATGATCTCGCGGAACTGGGAGCCGCCTTCCCGCAGCGGCAGGCTGAAGCGGTTGTAGACGGCGGCGTACCCGACGAGCACCTGCGTGCCGTTGGCCCGCGTCTCAATCGTGAGCTCGGCCTCGGGCACTTCCTCAAAGGCGAGGCAGCGGCGTTCAAGTTCCATCGGTCGTGTCCTCCTCTTCGGCCTGGTCTTCGGCGTCATCGGCCGGTGTGTTTTCAACCTCGACGGCTGGCTCGGGCATCGGCTCCGGGGCAGGCGGATCCTGGCCCACCTTGTCCAGCGTGGTCATGTTCAACTGCACGAAGTGGCGATCACCATCTGGCCCGATCGGGTTCAGGTTTTCCAGTTCCCGAATCTCGTTAATGGTCATCCACCCGTTCTGTAGAGCTGAGACGTAGTAGGCAGACCGGCTCGCGTGGTCGCCACGCAGTAGGCCGCTCACGCTGTGCTCGGCGAAGTACCGCTCATCGTCCACGATCAGGTCACGCGAGATAGCGGCTTCCCACCGCTTGAGATGCGGCAGCAGGCAGTGCTGCACAAACTCCGTGCCTTGCACCTCGATGTTGCTGTACGTACTGCGTTCCAGGCTCTGGATCATGTGTGGAGGAACGCGAAACGCACGGCAAATCTCGATCACCTGATACTGCCGCGTCTCAAGGAACTGGGCCGCCTCGTTGCTGCCGCTGAGCTCGTGAGCCTTCACGCCATTCGGAAGGACTGCCGTGCGGTGTGCTCGATCCGGCCCCCGGTGCATCCGCTCCCACTGCTCACGCAACCGCTCGGCCGCCTCGGCCGGAATCGGGTTGTCACTCTCCAGCACGATGCCCGGCCGGGCACCGTTGCCGAAGTACGTGGACCCGTGGGCCTCCAACGCCTGGGCCAGCCCGATGGCGTTCTGAAAGATCTTGTACGTGGGAATCGCCTTGATGCCGTCTTCGGTCGTAAACCGCAGGGCGAAGATCTGCTCTTGGCTGTAGACCGTCTGCCGGCCGCTCGGCTCGCGGTAGCGATACCGCAGCGTGCCGTCTTCCAACCGCTCGGCTTCCATCCGAGACGAGTGCAGCGGCCACAGTTCCGAGACGGCACCTCGAGCACCTGGGCGAATCTCGGCGTAGCTCGCACCGTAGTGGAGGTACATGCCCGTCATCCAATCGCGGAACTCTTGGGCCGTCTGCCACGGGTTGGGCTGCATGTGCAGCAGCCGATACACCGGATGGCTCGTGGCTTTCTGCTTGCCACCATTGGCGAGCCGCTCAAAGACGTGGAGCGGCAGAGCCGAGACGGCGTCAGAGATCACCCGAATGCAGGCCGTGTAGGCCGAGCACGCCATCGAGTTGTCAGCGTTGACGCGAACGCCAGACGGCGTACGGCTGGAAGAAACCTCGGGCCAGTCGATGCCACGCAGGTCGAACATCTTGTAGTCGGCGACGGCGTTTTCGTTCATAGGGTGATGATGTCCCAGTTCTGCTCGGCTGGTTTCGCAGTCGCCACGGCGTGCAGCCCGAGGCCCATCACCAGCGAGACGATGCCGTCGATGCGTTCCGTGCTTTTCGCCTTGCTCGGCTTGATGTTGCCCTGGTGGTCGGTCTGCACTGCCACGTTGCCAGCCATCCACGACAGCACCGGATGATTCCCGTGGCGGATCTTCTCCGAGAGTACGAGGTTCTCCAGCTGCTTGCTCGGGCTGCTCATGGAGCCGTAGCCCTGTCCAAAGCCTGTCACATTCACGCCTTCCCCTTGCAGTTGGGTAGCGAGTTGAGTGGCGTTCCAGCGGTCGATTCCCACCTGCCGGATATTGAACTTCTGCGAGAGCTCGACGATGTCGCGGCGGATTACGTCGTAGTCGGTGACGTTGCCATCAGTGGCCCTGATGTACCCGTCTCGAATCCACCCGATGTAGTCCACCTTGTCCCGCTGCGTCCGCTCGGCAGCGTTCTCCTGCGGAACCCAGAAGAACGGCAGCACGTCGAAGGTGCCATCATCTGCCTGGCTCACCAGCACCAGGGCCGACAAGTCATAGGTGGTCGCAAGGTCGAGCCCGGCGTACCACTCACGCTGCTCGAGGTCGCCAGACAGCGGCTTGCCGCACTTCGCCCAGTTGTCAGGCGAGAGCCACCGCACGTCCTGCGTGGTCCAGACGTTGAGTCTGTATCGCAGGAACGAGTTGAGCTTCGACGGCGATTGCTCGGCCTCGCGGGCGTCGGCCGCAAATGAATCCACCGTGATCGTCTCGCCGAGAGACGGGTTAGCCTTGTGCCACGTCTTGGAGTCCTTCCAATCGTCCTCGGGCGACGCGGCGTAAATGCACCCGAAGAATGCCGGATCAACTGTTGGGTCGGCAATGCACCGCTCGGCGTAGGCGTGCTGCTCCCAGCAGATCGACTTGCGGTCGTAGCCTGCCGTGGTGATCGACAGGATGAGCGGCTGCCGGCGAGCCGCACCGCCGTATCGCAGGGCGTCCCACAATCGCCGGTCCCGCTGGGCGTGCAATTCGTCAAAGAGCAGGGCGTGAATGTTCAGCCCCTCGGCACGGAACGCGTCGGCTGAGAGCACCCGGTAGAACGAATTGCTGGCCTTGTGCACGATCGTCTTGCGGCTGTCGATCACCTCAAGATGCCGAGACAACGCAGGCGAAGCCCGCACCATCGACGCCGCTTCCCGGTAGATGATGCCCGCCTGCTCGCGGTCGCAGGCCGCACCATAGACTTCCGCCCCAGGCTCGGAGTCGAAGGCGGTCATGTAGAGAGCGATGCCGGCGAGTGTGGTGGACTTGCCCTGCTTCTTCGGAAGCTCGATGTACCCGACGCGGTGCTGCCGCAACTCGTCTGGGTTCAGCCGGCCGAAGAGCTCTCGCATCACGTGGTGCTGCCACGGCAGGAGCGTGAACGGCTTGCCGGCGTTCTGCCCCTTGCTGTGGCGCAGGATCTTCTCGAAGAAGTGCACAACCCGCTCGTACTTTGCCTGTCCCTCTTTGCAGAGATCAGGCACCGTGGAGCTTGAAGAACTCCTCGACTTCGTCGGTTGGCTTTTCTTCCTTGCCACCTAGCCGCGTCCTACTGCTCGGGGTCAGGCCAAACTCGCCCATTAGCGAAGCCTGGAGCGCCACTAAACTGCGATACAACGGGCCAGCCGGATTCGGTTTGACGCCACCGAGGTCGGTTCGCATCACCGGGCCAGTGGCCCGCAGCTCGAGTAGGCACGCCTGCGTCGCAGCGTACACCTCGCACAAAGTCGCCAGCGCTTCGCCGTCAGCGGTAGTGAGCGTGCCGAGGCCAAGCAGGATCGGCACGAGCTCGTTCCACTTCTCCACGGCGAGCGGCTCGACCATGAGACGCTTCGGCATCGGTGGCGATCCAGCCGGGGCCGGCAGGTCGGGCCGGATCTTTCGCTTGCCTGGATTGCCGGCCAACTTTCGCACGGATGCCGGTGCCGGCTTGGGGCCGCGTTTTCCCACGGTCAAAAACCTCGCGGAAACTTGCGGCCGCGCTCACAGAGG